GACTATGTAAAAGTAAACGTCTTTGGTGAGTTCCCATCTGCCTCAATCAATGCGCTACTTGGTGTTGAAGAAGTAGAGGCAGCGATGTCTCGTGGCTATAAGTCAGAAGATTTTGATCACGCACAGAAAAGACTAGGAATAGATGTCGCAAGATTTGGTGATGATGATACTGTGATCTTCCCACGCCAAGGACTCATGGCCTTTCTTCCTACAATCATGAAGGGCGCAAGAAGTAACGAGATTGCTGCCAGAATAATGGCGGCTAAAGCTAAGTGGAACGCTGAAGTTGAGTTGATAGATGGCACAGGTGGGTTCGGTGCTGGAACTGTTGACGCGCTTATTCAAGCTGGACACTCACCACATGAGATACATTTCTCATCAAGACCAACTGATCCAAGGTTCTTTAACAAAAGAAGTGAAATGTGGTTTGCGATGGCTGAGTGGATTAAGCGTGGTGGAGCGCTTCCAAAACTACCAGAGCTTATTAAAGAGCTAACAACTCCTGAGTATTTCTTTCATAACGGAAAGCTAAGACTTGAAGAAAAGGACTCGATCAAAGAAAGACTTGGCAGATCTCCCGACATGGCAGATGCATTAGCTTTGACGTTCGCGCTTCCAGAGATGCCAACAAGTCACGGTCTTCAAGGAGTGATTAACAATTTAAAGTCATCACACGTGTCTGAGTACGATCCGTTTTCCAATAATAACTCACAGCAATAACGTCAAAAATCTAACTTCATTGCAGAAAAGTAGAAAACTAACGATATTAAAGGTACATGGAACAAAAGCAAATAGATTTGGAAAAAATCATGTTTGCCGTTGAACCATTGCATCAAGTTAAAGAAGACATCAAGCCGTTAATAGAGAAACACTGGGAAGAGCTTGAATGGAATAAGTCGAAAAGAATAGATCCAGATTGGAAGGGTTATGAGTCGTGTGATGCAATGTCATCGCTTATTATCTTCACAGCTAGGGAAGAAGGATTACTCATTGGTTACAATGTGTTCTTTCTTCATAATAGTTTTCACTACAAAGGACTAAGTGTTGCGAATCAAGATTTGATTTACATCTCTCCAGAGCGCAGGGGATTTGGAAAGTATTTTATATATTGGTGTGATGAGAGACTTAAAGAGTTAGGCGTGAAGCGTCTTTATTATCATGTGAAAGCAGATAAAGATTTTGGGGATAAGATACTTGTTCCAATGAAATATAAGTTAATTGATCACGTGTATGAAAGGGAGTTTTAATGGGCGCAGAACATCAAGCAAAGGTTCAGGCCAGAAGACAGGCTGAAGGCTACGATTACATTGAGGTTGACAGGACTAAGTATGAAGCACCCAGCGTTGCAAATATCAGGGGTAGCTCTACTACTAAAAAAGTAAAATATGACCTTGGAACTAAAGGAAGAATGGACGAGTGGAACTTGTTCTTATCTCAGCCTGAAGGTCAGAAGTTTTTGAGCGATGTAGATCCAAACATGACAGGTCGGCTTCCAGCTGATGCAGGTGATTACATATCAGAGGGTGCAACCTACGAAGCTGTAGGCGTGAAGAAAATCAACGCTGAAGAAGTAGCTGTAGGGACTGGGGAAAACAAAAGAAGAATGAAGGGCGCTAAAGATAAAAGAGAAACAGCAGCAGCTGTTGCGGGTAGATCAGGTGGAGTGAGAAACATCCTATCAGGTGGCGCATCAGGGCCAGACAGTAACAACACGTTACTAGGTGGCGGTAGTGCTGCCAAAACACTTTTAGGAATATAAATGATTGTAAGAAAAGCCCAACACTCAGATATGGATTTCATGATTGAAGAGCTAAAGCTTTTCTCTGCATCCTATTCTACTGAGTACAGCCTTTTCCCAACAGACACAGACAGAGCTAAAGAGCTTCTTAAATCATTCATTGATAATCACGTTGTGTTCGTATCTTCAAAAGAAGATGGCGAGCTAACAGGTTTTATCGCAGGGCTTTTAACTCCACACTATTTTAATCCTGAACTTATAACTCTCACTGAGTTGTTTTGGTGGGTTAAAGAAGAGCATAGAAACACACGAGCAGGAGCAACGCTTTACAAAGCTTTTTTAGATGCTGGTAAAGAGATGGCAAACTGGATTGTGTTTTCATTAAAAACAGGTAGTCCTGTTAAAGAAGAGTTTTTTTATAAACAAAATTACAAGATGACAGATAGATCATTCTTATTGGAGGTTATTTAATATGGCTGGATTTACAACGGCAGTGGCAACAATCGCAGCAGCAGCATTGGCAGCAGGCACAACAGTCTATTCAACAGAACAACAAGCAAGACAAGCTAGGCTCAGTCGTGACCAACAAAAAGGAGCGATAGCAGAACAAAAAAGAACCATTCTTGCACGTGAAGAAGAAGAGAAAAACATCTCAAAAGTTGAGTCTGATAAAGCAAAAAAACAAGCAAGAGCAGCATCAGCGGGCGGCAGACAAGATACTATTCTTACATCTCCACTTGGAGTTGTTGGATCAGCACCTACACAATCGAAGAGTATATTAGGAGCATAACTTGGATATCATAACCAAACGTAGAAACTTTGAGGTCTTGAGATCACAGCTAGAGAATGAATATTCTAGTTTTAAATCTCACCACAGAGAGCTTGGGCAATACGTACTACCAAGAAGACCAAGGTTTGAGATCACTGATGTAAACAAAGGTGATAAGCGAAATCGCGACATTATTGATTCAACAGCAACATTAGCTGTTCGTACACTCAGATCAGGAATGATGAGTGGTGTAACATCTCCTGCTCGACCATGGTTTAGATTAACAACTCCTGATCCTGCTCTTGGTGAGCAAGGCTCAGTTAAGAAGTGGCTCAACGATGTGCAGAACATCATGACCACAAGTTTCTTAAGATCAAACCTTTATAACATTCTACCTATTGTCTATGGGGATATTGGTGTGTTTGGAACTGCTGCACTTTACATCGAAGAAGATGTAGACAACGTAATGCACTTCCACAGCTTTCCTATTGGAAGCTATTACATTGCTAAAGATCCAAAAGGAAAGATCAACACATTTATTAGAGAGTTTCGCATGACTGTCAGACAAGTTGTGGACATGTTTGGCGAGCGAGAAAAGAACAATAAGATTATCTGGGATAATATGAGTCTTCACATTAAGAACTTATGGGACTCAGGCCACACCGAAACATGGGTGGACATTGTTCATGTAATTAAACCTAACGATAAACATGATCCTAAAAAACTACAGGCTAAGTATAAGAAATTCTATTCTTGTTATTACGAGAGAGGGACTTATGGAAGTGGTGGGAACTACTTGGTGGGTGGAGACGAAGGTAAATATCTCAGAGAAAGCGGCTATGATTTTTTCCCTGTATTGTGTCCAAGGTGGGAGACTACAGGTGAAGATGTCTATGGAACTGATTGCCCAGCAATGACAGCCCTTGGCGATATCAAGCAGCTTCAAACAGCTGAGAGACGTATCGCACAAGCCATTGATAAGATGGTTAACCCCCCTATGATTGGGGATTATAAACTAAGAAACCAAAAGACCTCTATTATTGCAGGCGATATTACGTATGCAGATATGAGTGCAGGGACTCAACCGTTTAGACCTGCTCATGAGGTGACAGCGCGCATCTCTGAAATGGAACAAAAGCAGGCTCAAGTGAGAGATAGAATCAGACGAGCTTTCTTTGAAGACTTATTCTTGATGTTGGCATCAACAGATAGAAGACAGATCACAGCGCGTGAGATTGAAGAAAGACACGAAGAAAAGCTATTGGCTCTTGGGCCAGTACTTGAACAACTCAACCAAGACTTACTTGATCCTTTGATCGACATTGCTTTCGACCTTCATATGAAGCAAGGGTATTTTGATGATCTTGAAACTCCTGATGAGCTTCGAGGTGTTCCACTTAAAGTAGAATACATCTCAATCATGGCTCAGGCTCAGAAGCTTATCGGCATAACTGGCATCGAGAGATTCGTAGGATTTGTGGGCCAAGTGGCTCAAGTTGATCCAGCAGCACTTGATAAAGTTAACAGAGATCAATTGATTGACGTGTACGCAGACATCACAAGTGTTCAACCTGACTTGGTATTAACCGATGACGAAGTGGCAGAGCTTCGAGCAGCGCGCGCTCAGCAACAACAACAAGCAAACCAAATGGCTATGATGCAACAAGGTGCAGCGATGGCTAAGGATTTATCTCAGACCCCCCTTGATGAAAATACAGCATTAGGAAGAATGTTAAGTGGCGCTCAAAGTGGCGCATTAGTTTAAAGGAGAAAGAAAGAAAATGGCAATAGTAAGCAGTACATTTGGAGCATTGGGTTCTAGCACCGCGCTAGTAGTAAAAAAAGGTGACACAATTAAGTTCGCTATCAGTGGAACTTTTGTGGCGAGTGTTCTTATGGAATACTCCGACAACGCTGGACAGACTTGGTACACATTTAAAAAGTACACAGCCGCAGCAAGTGGACTTGTTCAGGTAGATTTCTCTGGATTTAAAGATGGTTTATTGAGACTTCGCTGTGACGATTACACAAGCGGCACTG